GGCTGAAGCAGTTGAGCTGTTTTTGGTTACTATGACGGTCATCTACTTTGCCTTTTAATTTGGTGGAATATAATAGGATGGTAAAAAAGGAGGAGGCCGCTTAAGACCCCCTCCCTCATTCTTACTTACGCATTGACGTTCAATACGAAACCTGCCTCTGGACGCAAGACCTTCACGCCGTAGATTTGGTCAGCAGTGTAGAGGTTAGATAACCACTCCTGCTTGTACTGAGTCTGTGAGCGCACGCCCATCTGCTCAGCAAGAACCATAGAGTCCTTGTGCATCAAGAGTGCTGCTTTGAGATCATTGTCGTTTGCAGTGTTATCCGCACCCGCTTCTGAAGTCGCGCAGTTAGTTGACACATATACGTCGATACCATAGATGTTACCGATCTTGCCGTTCTGTACAGCTTGACCACTTACGAAGTCAGACGATACATAGCGATCAATACCCATGATAGCATTACGTAGTGCAGGTGGAATCACAAACACACGGTTGTCGAAAGGTACGTCAGCGTCATCCATTGCTTGAACCAGTGAACGGAAGCCTGCGTCTGTGAAGACGTCAGCCGATGTTACTGTGTCAGCAGCGTACTGTGTCAAACCAGTAGATGCGTCGATGTACATAGAGTTGGTGTTCAGGTAAGTACCTGCACCGTCTCCGAAGTTGACAGCCAAACCGTGGAGGTCTGAGTCTACTTGCTTAGCTAGTGCATAACCTGCATCAGACGTATAGAACTGACGTAAGCTAGACAGAGCTTGTGTTGCTGTAATGTCTTCGATGAGACGTGAGTATTCAAAGTGCTTGTCAATGAGAACCTGTACGTTGCTCTCAGTGTCGCTTTGAATGCTGACCGCTGTGTTAGCAGCCTTAGCAGTTGCAGTACCACGGACAGGAGCAGGGATATTAACTGTATCGCCTTTCTTGCCTGTCATTGACATACGCTTAACCAGTGGCGCAAGCACCAATGAGTTCTCGTATGAAGCAATAACCTCGTCACTCCAAATCTCTGGAATAAAGGTTGCTGCTGATGTGTTGTCTACTGCACCGCCCATAGCGGGATATACTGTCTTAGTTAAGGCCATGATTAATCTTCCTTCAATGAGTTAAGTTATTTAACCCTTCCCTCTGCGTAGGCCTGCATGATTTCTCCAGACAGAGCCTCGTAGCGTTTAGGGTCGTTTCGCATGAGTTTAATAATGTCGGCTCGTCGGAAGATTTTCTTACCACTACCTGAATCAGCACTACCACTAGCATTGCCTGCATTGGCTTGCTTAATGGTCGAATTACGGCTGCTACGTTCTGCATTGGCAGTCTGGCCTACTAAGGCCTTCCTCTCCTTCCACTGGCTGAATATCTCATCAGCAGCTTCTAGGTTGTAGTTGCGGTCTGCTTCTTGTAACAACTTAGTTCTAAAGCTGCTATCTTTTACCCAACCTAGAAAAGAATCATCCGTTAGGATTTCCTTCATGTCTGGGTGCTTCTCTTTTAACTGTGACTGTGCGCTTGTTTGACGCATCTTAGTCGAAGCCTCTTGAGCCTCTCTCACAGCAGGATGCTTACTGATAGCTGCCTGTATTGCCTTCTCAGGGTCAGTGAAGTAGTCAATCTCCTCCTCTTCGCCTTTTGCTTCTGTGTTGGATTGTGACATAACGAACTCGTCAACCACCTTGCGTAACTCACCTACCTCAGAGCTTTGACGTCCCAGAAGCTGTTCAGCCTCTTGGTGCATCTTCACTATCTCAGTAACTGACTTACCCTGATACTTGTCAGGGACATCCGGTGTAGACTCCTCAGGAGCTTGTTCTGCTTGCACAGGGGCTACTGAGTTCTCTAGCGTATGTTCTGGTTGCTCTACACCTTCCGGTGCGTTCTCATATCGTCCATCTTCTTTATCGACTATAGTAGCCATTAAAACTCCGTGAAATAATTCATTGTGGAGATAAGTAAGGAGGTGTACTACTCACCGTTGGCCTTACGTTCTTTACGTATCACGTCCTGTCTGTTCTTAGCCCACTTCATAGTCTCACCCGGAAAATGCCCGGATAAGGCGTCTAAGGAACAAGACACTGCTGATACGATACGCTTTGCCTGCTTGTCACAGACCCTACATTCAGTGGTTACCTCACTGTCATCAATGAAACATTCACTGATGTGACCGTCAGGACACTGAAATTCAAAGATACGTCTAGTCATTCGCCAGAGCCTCCGCTTGCTCGATGGAGTTCTCTAGGTCAACCAATGACGCTATTATGCTAAGCTGCCCTTTCCTGTAGTTCAGGTCAGCCTCGTCTTTAGTCTGCCGTACTGAGTCGACTGCTCCTTCCTTCTCAATCAGCTCCTCGATTAAGGCTTTCCAACCGTCTGTGAGCATCATGACCCGCAGGTCGTCCCAGTACTTCTGTGCTTCGTCCATACCATTCTCCTAATTAGGTGGTTGACTTTCTATCTATATTGTGTTATGTCGGGATTGTATCCCTATTATAGCACACTTTTAGTCTTTTGTCAAGTCTTTTTTCTTAGCCGCTACTTTAGGGGCTTTAGGCTCGTCTTCCAGAGCTGCCACACGCTTCTCCATGCGCTTAAAGGCAATATTGATCTGCTCTGCCAACTCTTCGATGTCCTTGCTAGTTACCATTCTCATTAGTACGTTCCTCGTTTAGTGTTCTCTGCGTCAACCTTCAATCCTAGCTCTTTCTCGTTCAGAGCCAGTTTAGCCAGTTCCATGTGTTTCTTAAACTTCTTCTCGTCAGCGTCCACTGTGGTAGATACAGCCTTGATACGGTTAGTCTCAAGCTCCACAGGTACGCCCTGAGCCTCGACAGCGATCTTCTGAGCGCGACTGTTGCTCTCTGCTGCCTGAGCGTTGAGTGCTGCTGTCTGGCTGTTCTTAAATGCTCTCTCTTCCTCCTGAGCCTGCTGCTGTGCCTGCTGCTGCTCCGGTGTAGGCTGCTGTGCCTTGACCATTGCTGCTGCCAACTCCTCACGATTGGAGATGTTCATGTTGTCTACCACTGCTTCAATCAGCATTGGATAGATTGGGTTATCCTGACCTGTAGTCTGGAGCAACTGTACGAGCTGTGTGACTTCGTACTCACGAGCAATGATGCCCAGTGATGAAGTAGCACAGAAGCTGAAGTCTGCTGCAGGGAACATCTCAGGCTCGAACTGCATATAGCGGTAAGCTGCCATCTCGACGAAGGGGATCAGGAAGCACTCTTGGAAGTTAACCAGTGTACGCTTCTGACGCTTGATAATACCACCCATCGACATAGACGTACCTGCCGACGTGATACCACCACCCTGTTGCGCCTGCTGTGCGCCGTCTACGCTGCCTGTCGCTGCCTGAACCATCTGCTGCAAGGATGCTGCCTGTGCGAAGGTGATCTGGTCGACATTGCCGAAGTTAAACGGATGTAGCACCTCACGAGGGTCGCCGTTGGTCAGGAGCAGTTTACCTGCCTTGATCTCTGGCTTGCTGCCTCTAGGCATCCGTGTACTGTCCATAGCGAGCATTGGGTGTACAGTTAGGGCCAGAGCATCGATACGAGCGCGTAGCTCACTGTCGAGCGCCTTCTGGCTGTTGTAGCCCTTCTCACACACGCCCATGCCCCAGAACCTGTTAGGCACTGTGTCCCATGAGAACGCGATGACAGGACGATCTTCCATCATGTAGGGGTTAGCCTCAGCCTTGAGCAACTTGCCGTTACCGAGGACTACAATGGCTTCTACGTAGTAGCTGTCCTTGCCTTGGTCGTCTTGCGCGCTATCTAGACCGTCAATCTCATCATCCTCAGAGGCTAGCTCTAGGAGGTCGCGTGGGACTAGGCCGTAGTACTTGGTGAGCCGCACTTTGCCGTCAGGCTGCTGCCACAGCTCGTCGTCGGGTTCGAGGTCTAAGTCGTCTGCTGCTACACCTACGTAGCAGTCACGATACACACCTTCTTCCTGAAGCTGCTGCACCTGATGCAATGATACGAAGCTGTCGATAGCTACGCCCAGAGCTGACTTAACATCTGTAGCCACCGGGTCTATAAGGAAGTTGTGAGGCTGTACTGCCTTCAGGCTGACGCAGGTCTGATCCTTAACCGTCACACCTACAGCTTTCATCGTACCTTCCATGATAGCTTCAGTGGCGGGGGTGAGGGTCTTCTTTTGCTCTACCACTACCTCAGCAATGCCTGTACCGTACACGGCAGCGTTGAGCAATACTTCGCCCACTGTCTGCCTGATCTTATTCTTCTTGAACTCCTCATCGAGCATCTTACGCAGGTGAGTAGTGTCTGCCTTCTCTTGATCCATGTGGTCGTCTTGGATGTCGAAGAACCGCCCTCTTCCGAAGGTAGCCTCCTCAACCTCAGCCACGTTACTCTCTACTGCTTGGAGTAGGGCAGGGGACACGATACGGCTACGCTCTGACTCGCGGGTCTTGTCTTGGTCAGACCAGATACCTCTCCAGAGGCGGTAGTACTCGTTGTGCTTGTCGTCGTAGTTGGTGTCGTAAAACTCCCTCCACTCCTCGACTTTAGTCTGTACCCAATTCTCTACTGAGCCTTGTAATACAGGCATCGTGTCGTCATTGTAATCGTCCATATTAGTACCCTGCGTAGTTGTCTATGATGATGTCGTAGTCGTCGTCTTCGTAGTTCCCGAAGTAAGCCACCTGAGCCAGTTGGTCGATGTACGCCAGTGAGTCAATGGTGTCGTCGTGTACTAGATGGTTAGGGAACTGAAACAGCTCATCGAGGAACTGCATATTCCAGTCGCCTCTATTGAGTAGAATCTGCCCATTCTCGAACCGACCCTGCAATGCCCAAACTATCCTGTCCTGCTTCTTCTGGTTACCGTGAGTGAGTTCCTCGACACGGAAATACTTGTTGTAGCGTCTCATAAGGTCTGTCAGCGGTGACATCACTGCCTGCTTACTAATACCCCTCTCGATCCCTACACTGACTGGTTGGTACTTAGCGACAGCCTCGAATATCTTCCTAGCCGTCTCGTCCAGAGTCCACCGACCTACAATGATCTCCCTGACCCACCAACCATGCTCATTAACCTTTACTATCGAGATGGAGGAGTTATCGAGTCGCTTGTTCTGCTTACCCTTCTTACCCATCTCAGCGAAGCCTGCAAGGTCACAGGCGATGTAGTATACACCCGCCTCTGGCTCCTTCTTCTGATACTTGATCCACTCTTCTTTGAATATCTCGCTGCCTTGTGCCTCGAAGCTAGCCATGAACTCCTGCCTGAAGCTGAAGCTCGACATCGTCCTCTTAGCACTCTCCACCTCGTCAACGTCCAAGTAGGGGTTGTCGTAGCTCGTGAAGTGCCAAGATTTGTAGTCTTCTAGCGTCCCCATCTCCGCAGCGCGGTAGAGGTCGTAGAAGTGGTTTCTGCCCATTGGCGTACCGATGAACATAGCCCTACCCTTCAAGTCAGCCAGTGCAGGACGTAGGATCAGCTCCCACACCTCAGGTTTGACGTCAGCGTACTCATCGAGAACAACGTAGTTCAAGCTAACACCACGCATCGTCTCTGGTCTGTCTCCACCCTTCAGGTTGATACTGATACCGTTTATCAGCTTAATCTCAAGGTTGTTAACGTGGGCTGACGAGATAACGTCCTTGCCTAAGTCTAGGATGGTGTGCCATATAACGTCTCTGGCCTGCTGCTGCGTAGGCGCTACGTAGAACACCTTGCCCTTCGTTGCCTGTAGTGCAGCTAGTATCAGCGTCCATGCTGCGAGCTGTGTCTTGCCTGTACGTCGTCCTGCGGCTATCACCTTAAAGCGAGCGGGGTCGTTGTAAACCTCCTCCTGCCACGGCAATAGCGATACGTTTAAGTCTGTCATCTAGTATGTCCACATTGTCAGGTCGTCGTCACGGATGTCTAGGTGAATATACCTACCCTCCATGCCTATACCTGTGAAGCCCATTTCGATTGCTTTCTTGATTAACTGTCCTCGGCGCTTAGCGTTGCTTACCAGTATGTCGGCAGCTATGCCCTGCGAGTGTGTACCCGGCTTATGCTTTCTTCGCTCTACAGTATGCTCAGGAGAGCGATACCCGGAGGAGATAACAAGAGGGAAGCCCAACTGACCCCTGAGGTTGTCCAAGCGATGTACAAAGTCTTCATTGATCTCGTTCTCCCCAGTCTCGTGGCAGTCAAACTCAGCTCTTTTGAAATAGATAAAGCCGTCTTCATTCAATATCGACATCTGTTATGTCCTCTGACTCGCCATCTATGACTGTAGTTGTGTCGTGGGTGTTGCTTATGGTGATGTTCACTGACGCCTTGCCACCTGAGAGCTTATCCTTCTCGAAGTAGCTCAATGGGGCTAGTCTGTCGAACAACAGCTTCCATGCAGCACTCTGATTCTTATGTTCATCGTCCAAAGCAGCGTTGAAGATAGAGTCCATCACCTTACGTGACTTAGGGGACGCTAGTAAACGAGCTTTGTAGTCAGCTATCGCTGCTGCATCACCCTTAGGACGCCCTAGAGCAACCCTATTACCTTTCTTCTTAGCTTCTACTTCTGCTTTCTTGGGACGACCAACTCGCTTATTCCGTTGTTCAGCCATTTTATCTCCTCTAAGAACAGCTTTCCAATGTCTAACGTATATTTACCTACGGTTAACACCACACAGATACCCAGTAGAACCAGTGTACCGATAACAGTTCCTAATAACAAACTTGTTAGTAGTGATAACATATCAATTCTGCCTATATAGTCTAAGTTGTCTGTGATGAAACTCCTCCAGATGCCTCTTTATCTCTTCTGTTGCGACTTGTGTTGCCCAGAACAGCCCAGAGGGGTTAAAAGGAGTGGTAAGAGGAGGGGGTATTGCTGTGCAACACAGTGCTGAACCGTGTCACACAGTCAATACAGTAGAAGAGACATCCTAAGAGGGAACAAAGGAGACTGTCTCTTCGTGTTAACGTACAATATAGGTATATTATAGCACACTTTTAAGCATTTGTCAAGCCTTTTCTACTGCTACACCCCTACTGCACCTTTACAGCGGATCTTAGCCGTATCTAAGTCTCCGCAAACCGACACCAATCTTCATTATAATCAGAGCTTTACAACACCTCCCCAGTCTATATAGCACTCTGCACATTAACACCTTTATTGCAGCACTTTATTGCACATTAATTCCTGTATAGCAACACTAAATCCCACTTTATTGTATCTATGGAGCAACGTCGACATCTCCGCAACCTCAGTTACCTCCCCCGGCTTCATC